TAGCTGAAGCCCTCTGATCATCAGTCATATCATCGTCATAAGTAACAGGATAGTGGATGGTGTATACATCAGAGTCCGTATACACAGGACGAATACGATCTTCCTTGATCTTATCCGGGCTATTGATACCACGACCATCTCCAACAAGAATAGCACGGCAAAGTTCCTCGTTGAGCATCATGCGCATTTCCTGCTTAAGCCATGCGATCACATCAATATCAGTGATGTCAACCACATCATCGCGGTCAAGAGACTGCTTCTTGTAAATAGTCTGAGGTGGGGTCTCACGGCTAAGCATGGTGATAACTTCCTCAGCCTTAAGATTACCCTTCTGATAGCCCCTTGCACGAGCTTCATCAGCAGTAAGATTAGCCGCAGTAGACTTGGTATGTGCAAATGGCGAACGATGCAATTGAGTCCAAAGCTTATCAACCCAGCTCATCTCACGAGAAATGATGTCGGGCTGAGGACGGACCATCTTGGCCTCAGGGAAGAGAACATCAAGATTTGTAATACCATGAGCAAGGAAGACATCCCTCAGAGAGTTAGACTTCTTTGCATCCTCCATAATAGCGGTGAACTCGTCATGAGTAAGAACATCGGCCTCATTCTCATAGGCCTCATCAAAAACGTTATGCTTCATAGAATCTCCTCCATCGGATTTACCAGTCTTTCCATTGGCATTCTCAAGAGCTTGACCAATAAGGAAATAAACTACATTCTTTTGCTCTTCAGTAAGCTCATCAAATACATCTTGAACAGTACGATCATCATCGTCATTGGTATCGTCTTCGTCTACATCATCTGGATCGTCATCTGCATGAGACATCGACTCGTCGTCTGCCTTTCCAGACTTATTCTGCTCGATAGCTTGACCGATCAGAAAATAGACCGCGTCTTTCTGCTCGTCATTCAACGTATTGAATACATCTTGAATCGTCTTATCTGCCATGCCGCCCTCCTTTTTCTTATCGTCAGACTCTTCAGATTCTTTTTCATCTGAATCGTCAGCATGACTAAAATACTCAATGCCCTCAAGACCCGAATAGATAACAGCTTCGTCATCTATATTGGTATAACTACCGTCAGCATGAGCAAGGCTAATATTGTCGATAAGAGCTCCAGGATTAGCACCGGCAAGAACCAGACTAACCTCACGAATAACGCCATGAATGACATCACTGCCGTGTTGCTGCAAACGATTTGCAAAGATGGACATAGCAACAATGTCGCCGTTCTTAACCATCTCACGGGCATGCTTTCCACTCTCAGTATTATTAAGAGTAGCATATGCATACACGCCATCATCACGATTCTCAAGGAGAGCATGACCCAAAACATTGGTCGGATCATCGTGAACATGCTGCCAAACCAATGGCACAATCTGTCCATCATTTTCCTTGAAAGCGTCATGACGGATTACCCGGCCGTCTGCACAGCGGATGTTATTTTTAGTGGCGTATCCACTAAAATCGTAATCCATACACAATCCTTTCAATTACTAAATACCAACTGAATAGGCATAAAGATCTTCGAAACGCACGTTTTCAAGTCTAGTATGTATCTTGAAATAGTTCCATTTTGAAAATTTTTATGTTCTACCAGTCCAGACACCTTTGTAAGTATTACTACGTTTCTTAGTAGTGTTTTGATTTGTTTTTTGTTTCCTTTTTAGATTTCTTTCCGTTGGATTTTCCACTAGATTTTCTACCAGATCCAGAAGAACCTCCACTACTTTTATTAGCGGCTTTTTGTGCCTCTTTTTCCAAACGTTCTTTCTTTTTATCATAGTAAGAGAACATAGACTCGTCACTACGAAGCTTGTCAATCTCGTCTTTGTATTTTTGTGTATATTCACTTGTCAAACGTCTTTTAGCTTTTGTCTTAATCTTTTTAGTTTCACCAAGCATTGCTTTAATACGAGAAGCGAATTCTTTATGACTAAACCCTTGGCCACTTGCTCGCATAGCATTAATGTCCGATTGAAGTTTTTTAACTTTATCTAGCATTTCGTTATCTGCTGCTTTATTTGATTTATTGATAACCTCATCGCGTTCTTTTTCCATCTGATCTTTTATATAAGCAGCTGCTTCTTTACCTTTTTGGTTAAAGCCAGATGTAGAACCACCTTTTGTTTGTTCTCTTAATTTTTGTATTTGATCATTATATACTTCTCGATTAGCTTTTCGATCTTCAGAACTCATGCTACTAAGTTCTTTTTTCAGAGTATCAATCTGATTTCTTATTTGCAGATTATGAGCTTGAGTTTCAGTCAATGGTTTTCCATTACCATTCGTGATACCAGAAGAAGACCTAGAAGATCTAGAAGATCCTAAACTACCGGAAATACTAGATTTACCAGTATATCCACCACTCGCTGCACTGGTTCCATTGCCACGAGAACCTCCGTATCTATTCTCATAACCTTTAAGTTCTCGGGTACGCATATAATATTCATGAGCTTTCGTAGGATCGTAGTACTTACTAGCGTATGGCATACTACTCTCCTAACTGTTTACTTAAATCATTAAGAATTTTTTCACTTTCACTTTCTTCATCGCCAATATCTTCATCAAGCATATTTTGAAGATCGTCAAGTTCCGACTCTACATCATCAGTTTCCTCATTTGGGTTCTGAGCAAAATTCGGATCGACTTGATTAATCGGCATGTTCTTATTAATAAGCTGATCAGATCTGGGATCGTCATTAGCTTTAAAACCAAGAATAGCTCGAATCTCATTAGCCGAAAGAATCTCATTACGACTAAATGCATTGGCCATATTAGCCACTTCATCAACAGTTACCAAATCAAACGCGTCGATGTAGTAAGTAATTCTCTGGCCTTGTGTTCTAGCAGTTGGTGTTAAGAACTTTCTAGTAAACTCCAATTCTATCAAATCAAGAATTGGTTTCAATACCTTCTTATTATACACTAACATCTGCTGCGGATTAGCATTGCCGGTAAATACTTCCGGTCCAATACCAATCTGCGAATAGAGTTGGTTCGTTAAGGATTCTATTTGTTGAGGTAAATCGTTTTCAATAGCTCTATTTAATTGAGTAACGTGCTCCGTAGAATCGATGTATGCGACGCCATACTTCGAATCCTCAAGCTGTTCTTCAAGAACTCTACGACGTTCTTCTGCCTGACTGATTCTTGTTGGAGATTTCAAAGAATATGGAAGCTGAACCAAAAGATTAAGTTTCGACGATGCTTTTTGACTATCTATTTGGTCAAGAAGATTCATCTTATAAATCAATCTTTTCAGTGTTGAGTTAGGTTCATTCATAATTGAATAGAATGGATTTTCAAGTATCGCTACTTTTGTTTTTGGTAACGTAACGGTTTCTTGCATACCTTTACGCTCATTGTATACTTCCATTTTGATTTTAGAAGGCATCCATTCAACAATTCGTCCAGCACGAAGGGATAATATATCGAATGAATTGTTTACCATAACATCAATATTGGTATCGACAGGAACAGCTGCTACAACTCCCTCATCAAGCATTGACAGGACGAGGTCTACTATAAAATCTCTTGATGGTTGATCCAAATTAGCAGATAGAGTCAAGCATTCGTTTAATCCACTATGTATAGTTTCAATAAATCTTCCGTTATCATCAACACGAACATGCTGAATCTGAACAGAAGCAACATCGTTGGCTATACGATTGTAAATCGAATTAAGAATTGAATGTTCGCTACTCCATTGCATGCGATGTCGATCTTGCCGATAATAGCTAGGAGATTCAACCGTGCCAAACAGTGATCTAGTACTATCTACTTGTTCTGTTTGACGTTTATCTTCAGATTGAAAAGCGTTCCAAGCATTAGAAAAACGATCTATTAATGACATTAGTCACCTCCTAACTAAATTAATAAATTTACAAAAATAGTCTAACCATACAGATATGCATATGTCAAACTATCAAGTATACTATCTACTACCGCTCGACCAGCAGATTGTAAAGCAGATGAATTAGCTCTATTAGCATAGTATCTATTTCGTGCAGAATCAGTTAGCAAATAATCTGTAGCAAATTTTTCACCATTACTAAGACGTTTCTTATAAACATCATTGGTAACATTAATCATCTTTTTGGTATCGGCTGCATTTTTATTTGCAGACTCTGCAAGTTTAGCTTCACGATTAGACCGAGCTTGGCGAATAGTTTTTACGATACCTTTACTATCTTCGGCAAGCTTGGCATGCATCTTAGACTTTGCTTCCATACGACGAGCACGAGCTTGTTGATTTCTCAAAGTAATAGCATTATTCTCGCGACGGCTAGCTTCTTGTCTACTAATCTTGCCATAAAATCTTGAACCGACAACGTTATTAACATCTTTCTCGACAAGATCTTTTCGTTTTTGATTGATAGATTTTTTAGCTGATCTATACTCGTCTTTAGCGGCTCGTTTTCTTCCAGCAGAAGTAAGCGAACCATCTTCATTTTGATAACGCCTTACGCCCCATTGTTGACCTTTAACGCCATGATGAGCTAAAACCATCTCATCGTAATAGTACCCATACAATTGATCTTTATACGAAGGCAATTAAATCACCACCTATCCAAAATAGACTAATCAAACATGTCACGATTCAACTTAAATGCAACATAAGCATCCATCATTGCTGCGACACTATCGATTTTCTTATCATTACGTTTCTTAAGCAATTTTCTATTGCCATTAGTATCTTCAAGAGTAATACAATTTCCCATACAAAACGACATCAGCTCTTGGTCGAAATTTAACATGCGTTCTTCTGCAAGTTTCTTCAATTCACCAAGAGGTACAGATTCTGTACGAGAACCCTGGATTACTTTTTCGATACCGAATGGACCATTTTCAGTTTGCCATCTATTAACAAACTCTTTAGCATTATATGGATCATATCCAAAGCATACAACATCATAATCTGAATTAACGATGTACGAATCCAAATTGTCGTATACTATGTTCATATCAAGAACAGTACCGTCAAGAACTATCAAACTACCTTCATTAATGAAATCCTCATACTTCTGGCGCATTGCCAAAGGTAACTTCTTTAAAGTAAGTTCTGAAATGTAGCACAAAGTCTTAATACCAAACGATCCATCACGCATTGGAAACATGAAAGTAAATGCACAGAAGTCATCACCTTGAGAAAGGTCAGCTCCCATAGCGCATCGCAACGACCAAAAATCTCTACGACGATGTGGAAGTGTTTCTTCATATGTAAAGAAATATGTGTAACCCTCCATAGGTAATCCAAAACGCTTAGCCAAAATATCATTTCTAGATGCTGGATTCTTTTCCGCTCTTTCAACATCTAGCTGATATGTTTCATAGCTAACAGTTTTGCCAATGTTGGGTTGAGCCTTCATCCACATTTCTGGATGGGCAACTTCTTTTACATCGTCAAGTTTATAGTACCAGATCGATACATGTGGATTGACGTAATCACCCTTAAGGATAGACATCAATTCCATTTTGATTGTATCGCCAGCACTATTTCTAACAGTGCCCTCAGAAGATGTCGCTACTATCAAGTAGTCGTCCATTTTAGAAGCACCTTGCTCGATAGCTCCTATTACATCTTCTCTAATGTCTCCGGAAAGCCACTCGTCAACAGTAGCTACACGAGGACGTGCACCTTGCAGTTTGTCAATAGACATCGGTCGAGTTTCAACTATAGAATTAGTAAGAAAGTTCTCAATTCCTTTTTTAGTTGAAGCTAACTTAGGTCGATTAGCTTTAGACCCAGTAGTATTGTTAATAGATCCTTCTGTTAAGAATTGAAATAAAGGTCCACGAGCACGAGCCAAAGCAGTTC